GAGGAGGTCGAGGAGGTCGAGGAGGTCGAGGAGGTCGAGGAGGTCGAGGAGGTCGTGGAGGTCGTGGAGGTCGAGGAACCTAGGCGTGTGGAGTTCCTGTAAAACGCCATACCCGAACCCGGTTGAATCCAACTGAACGGTTGGAACCAAACAGGCTCGGGTACGATTGGCCTGGGCTCATCGATGGCCTGGGCGTGGGTCGGGGTTGTGCTATCCCCTCCCGATGGGCTCTGAGAGGCTCGCAGGGCGGTTCGCGGGGGCCTTGTGACGGCCAGCGGTGACGGTGGCGGCCTGGGCGGGAGCAGATGACCCCCCCACGGGGGGACTTTTTCGCTTGACATTATTCAATAGGGGTCTCAGATTTTTATCTCAAAAGTCGATCAACCACGCCTGACCACATCAGTGCGGGTGGAGTTGAGTTTCAACTTCGTGCAGGAGGTGCATCGATATCCCCGAGGCTTTGCAGGAGCGACATCCTCACAACCGCAATCACCACATGCCCTTACAACCGTTTCAACCCCACGGTGCTTCCAGCCGCATTCCTGCGAGCAGAGGATATGACCCTCATGGAACTGCACGAACTCTTTCCCACACTGCTTGCAGTCGCAGGTCAGTCCTTGGAGGTGGTGAAGTTTCCGGGGGTCTGGTCGGACTCCCTGCTTGTTGGTGGGCTTGTACTCTTTGATCTTTGCCTTGGCTGTTGCTGTCATCTACTTCCTTTGCTCTGTGCGTTCGCTGAACCCCCGGTTTAGGCTCATCAGCGTCTTCAAGGTCTTCTGAGTCCTCGGAGGGTTCCAGAGGCTCATACACGGGTTCTCTGGACTGGTCACCCCTTGGGGGCTGATAGTCCAACTGTCCGATGGAATATATCACCACACTGTCAGGGAGGACACACCCGGTAGAAGATTTTTAATGGGAATGAGGGGGGGACTGGGGACTGGGTCTGGGACAAGGGCAGTGGAGTATGTGGACTTTATAGACTCTGTTCCACCACCTCTATAACCAACACAGAAGTCTACAGTGAGTATTCAGAGAGTCTTTAGGGAGTTCATGGACTCTATAGACTCTATAGTCTTGTTTCCACCACCTCTATAACCAGTATAGTGAGTATTTAGAGACTCCATAGACTCCATAGACTCCATAGACTCCATAGACTCCATAGACTCTATAAACTCTATATCCTCTTCTACCCTCTCCTATTGGGGGAATCTTTGTTCTAAGCCCAGGAAGGGGGATGCCTACCCACTCTTGGATGTGTTCCTGCTGCCCCTTCCCAGACCCAGTCTGAACGGCTATATGGGGATGTGCCTCTCCCCTCTGGGGTGTGTCACTTCCTCTCCCCATGCTGCCAACCCAGACCGGGTGTGGACGGTTATGGGGGAGAAGAGTGGATGTGCCTGTTGCCCCCCTCCGTGTGCTTGTGAACCCCAGCGTGCCCTGTGACCCCGATTTTCCTATGGGTTTAGGCCGTTGAGCGTCTCACAGGACTCAGGGGTCGTGTTGGCCTTCAAATCGCTTGTACCCTACCTCAGATGGCTCACAGGGCATACCACAACATGTAGTGGGTACTTGGTCTGTTTGGACAGTGATACTATCCACCCTTCTCCCACTCTTCAGGATCCCTGTCCATCCCACTCAAGCCGAGATCGATGGGACTGAAGTCAACGCCCCTGATGGTGGTGCCTTGGATCCCCTTGAGTTTGGGTGGGAAGTTGGGTGCCTTCTTGCGGGTGGTCTTCTTTGTGACCTTCTTCTTCGCCATGTGTCACCATCCCATCATCGTCCGCTTCTTGCGGCGTGGTTCCTTGGATGCGGAGATCAGGCCCCCCGAGGGGTCACGGAGGAACTTGCGGATGTTGGCTGTGATCTCCTTGTCCTTGGAACGCTTCACAGCGTCCTCGACTCGTTTGGAGATCCGATCGCTCAGATAGGCACACCCCATTGCCAGGACATCGAGGCGGTCATCGTGGATCAGGCAGTTCCGCTGAGAGGTCACACGGGACATCTGGTAGAAGAGGCGGTAGCGGTTCTGCTCTTCAGGAGCCCGATGCAGCGTGGAGTCATAGTCCTGCTGGAAGAGGCTCTGGTTGACCACAAGCCTGTGCTGCTGCATGAGGGGCTTGAGGGTCTGGATGATCCTCAGTTCCTTCTGCTGCCTCTGCTTGGGCGGCTCCTCGATGACGACCGGGAAGATCGTCTTGAGGTGAGGCCTGAGCAGTTTGGTGAACATGCCATCGCCGTAGTCGTCTTCGGGGACGACACGGTCAACGCCATAGGTCTTGGCGATCTCACAGAGTTTGATCAGGTCTGCGTCCTCGTAGCCTGGGACTCCCCCACTGTCCAGGAGGAAGATGTAACCGTGCAGCAGTCCAAGGACGCAATACCCGGTCTCATCCTTGCCACGCCCCGAGGGGTCGATGAACATCACCTTGGTTTCATACTTGCGGTACTGGGTCTGCTCGGGGATGTATCCCTCGAAGATCCGATCCCCAGCCATGCCGACATTGGGGATCTTCTCCAGCACCTTCTGTGCATTCCAGATCATCCGCTCAGGGGCCTCATCGGGCATGAGGTTGTAGGTGATCAGGTCACGCAACTTGAGCGGGTATCGATCCGCATCAGAGACACGGGTGTCCAGCATGAACTGGAGATCGAAGCCGCCAGCACCGTATGAGAGTTCACGCTCTGACAGATCGAGATCCGTGAAGCGTGTGGGCTCTGTGGTGGTGTTGACGAGGTGACGACTCTTGCGAACCTTCACATCGATTGCGGGGGCCAGACTGTCCCCGTAGGCAGCCATACGCTTCTCATCAGGGAAGCGAGCAGGCCAGATGCGTATCTCGTAACCACGGGCACGGAGGTGGGTGTACAGGGAGTCCTCGGTCTGAGGGGTGCCCAGGTACACGATCTCTCCACCCTCTGGCTTCAGGAGTGCATCGAACTCCTTGACCTTCTCAGCGAGTTGTTCTCTCATGTGCTGGGTCTGGGAGTTGCCGGGAGTCTCGATGTCGTCAGGGATGACGAGGTCAGCACGGTGTCCAGTCAACTGGCCCGTGATACCGATCGACACCACTGAGGGTGTCTGAGCGATCGTCGAGGGGCCGACATCGAAGCCGACCATCGAACGCCGCTGACTGTTCTTGGGCTTGAGAGGCTTGAGCAGAGGCATCTCATCGATCAGCCTCAGCATGAAGGCGGTCTGTGCGTCAGAGCGTCCCTTGGATGCCGACACCACGACCACATTCATCGACACCTTGCCAGTCAGGGTGTACTCTCTCCAGAGTCTCCAGACTGCATATGCTCCCGTGATCCATGACTTGCCCACCCCTCGAAACGCCTGCACCATTCGACGCTTGGGGCCGTTCTGGAGGTACTCGGCGATATCGAGTTGGACGGGGGTAGGAGAAGGCAAGTTTAGATGTCGCCAGACGAGAGCAAGGAAAAGAGGGAATGATCTTACAAGTCTCAGATGATCTGGACTTATCTCTCTCTTCTTACTCAAGCCGACTCTCTATCATCGATGTACTTAAGTTGTGCATCGAGTTCGTCAAGACCAGTTGTTGCACCATCATCAAGTTTGGGTGACACCTGGATACCGTGGTCTACGAGAGTCTTGCGAGCGTTTTCAAGCACGGATGCAGGGATATCCTCTTTGTTCTTCTTCGCTCGTCGGAGCGTATCAACGAGGTACTCGATCTGAAGTTCAGAGAGTTCCTCTAGAAGTTTATCTCGTTCTGCCATAGCGGAAGAACCTTTCTTGTTATGTCATAGTTACATCAGGGCGTTACCACGCCATTGAGAACTTGGAAGACCTGTGTGGGGTTGCGAGGATCGATCGTCTTATGTCCGGGGTTCTCGATTGCTTCACGAAGTGCAATCTCTGAGGCGTAAGTAAGCGTGTAGCGATCATCTTTGAGTTCGTTGTGGAGGTCGCTGACTGCCTCTTGGAGATCGTCTATCAGCATCCGAACCTCAGCAGCCTCGGTTACCCGTGCGAACTCAGCGGCACCCAGAGCCTGACTGAAGTGCCATGTCGTGGTCACAGCCGTGCCAAACAGCGAGACCAGCATGATCAGGAGGAACCACCATGACCGGAGGGCACGGAGGAAACGAGGTTCGTATACGGGGGTGGGGTCACTCATGGATTAGACAAACTCCTGAACAACGATGAAGGTGGGAAGCGAGGAACGGAAGCGGTACATACCGCCCGAAGGGACGAACACACTGCAACTCGAAGCACAGTTGCTGTATCCGATATCTCCGACCACAACATAGTTAGCGGGGTCGCTATCTGGAGACACATCGATGAATGTGTTGGTTCCCGTGAAGGTCTTATTCACGATCAGGAACAACGCAGTGTCTCCCGCATTGGTGTAGTCAGCAGAAAGGACAAGACCAGCGGCTTCAGTCCGTACCGTCGATCCGATGTTGTTGTTGATGTCTGTCAGGTTCCGTCCGCTGACAGCAGGCAACGCCCCGTCTGCGACCAGTTCAGGAACGGTGCCAACAGTTGTTCCGACATTCTTCAATGCGGCTGTGCCGAACCCTAGGAGAGTCTTCACCTGAGCCTGTGTGAGTACCTGATAATCCGTTCCGCCTGTGTTGGTGGTGACGAACCCCTGATTGATACCGCTGGGGTCAAGAATGGCACTCAGATCAACCCCAAGGAGTGTCTTGGCCTCTGCCAGAGTCTTGAGGACATAGGTTGATGTGGAGGCATCGGTGAAGATCACCTTGTTGCCCGGGTCAGGGGTAGGGACAGCACCAGTGATACCAAGGGTGGACAACACGCCTGCGACATTCTGACGAGTCCACTCTGGGGTGCCGTCGGACACAAGGAACTGGTTGGCTCCTGTGGGGGCAGGGACATCGCCAGTGGCTACGCCAGTGGGAAGGTTGTCGATGGTGTACTTGATCTCTTGGAGTTTGTAGCGGTTCTGGGCAGCAGAGCGGTCGAGGTTGTCGGCTGTGTAGTCTGACGAGTCCTCGAAGTCCACGATCGGGTTAGCGTTCTCGGTGTCCCGAGCGAACTGCACATTGGCAGTACCCGTTGCAGGGGCAGTAGTGAACCGGATGGTGGTGGCGTTGAGAAAGGTGTAGTCGGTGCCTTTCGTTTGCAGGACAGCCCCGACATACACCAGAACATCAGACTCCCGCAGATAGGGGAAGGGGACAGCGAAGTCGGTCGATGAGTTGTCACCGTCATAGTTAACGACAGGGTTTGACATGAGAGGTTCTCCTGGGTGAAAAAGAAAAGGCCCCCTTTCGGAGACCTCTTCTGTCAGTTGGAAAGTTGACTGAGAGTTGATAGCGTTCCGGTCACGCCCTGTCGTCTGATAGACTGTGAGCGTTGCCGGAGTTGTGGGTTCTCCTCGAAGAGTTGGGCCTGTGCAGCCTTCCGGTACGAGGAGAGGATCCGCTGAACAGCCTTGACCCGAGGGTTGTACTTGTCCAGTTCTGGATCCCCCGTTGGAGGAGGAGCGTTCTTGAATCGGCTGGACTTCATTGCCCGGTTCATCTGGGCACGGAGGTTCCGGCCATTGATACGGATCGATCCAGTCAGTTCAAGGTAGCGGTCGTATGCGTCCCCACCGTCTTTGGTCTTGAACTTCGTGAGATCAAGCCCAGCGATACGGGGGGATGCCTGTGAGATCCCGTACTCCATGTCAGCCAGTTCGTTCGTGACGAAGTCCTGACGGTTGTTGGAGGTCTGGAAAGGTGAAGCGAAGTTGTAGAGACGGTTGCCCGTAGGCTGTACCGCCTCGCCCAGGATGTTCCTGCGGGGAGGAAGGTTCTCTGAGAACCCTGGGGTTCGCCGCTTCACAGCATCGATGATCGTGCGAGCCTCGCGGAGGTGCGGATCAGTGAAGGATGTGGAACGGGCAATGATGTTGGGGACGAACGAACCAGCGACATTCTGAGCGAAGCGTTGAGCGTTCCGGTCAGGAGCAGTCATCGCAGCCAGAGCATCGCTCAGACCCTTCATGTAGGTCTTGCTGGTGAAGTTGAAGGCGAAGGACTGCATGACCCGGTTGGCGACATCGTCACGCTCCGAGGGAGACATACTCGACGACACTTCACCGAGGTCAGCCATGACACCCATAACCGAAGCGATAGGATCCATGCGTGCGAAACTGATGTACTTCTTGTTGCCCTCAGCGTCCGTGGTGACGAACGAGTAGGGCTGCCATCCGGTGTCCATGAGACGCTGGCGTTCAGAAGCCGACCGAGGGCCATAGCCTGTCATCTTGCCAGATGCAGCCATGCCAGCGAATGTGACACCCAGGGCCATGCCCAGCACACGCTCGCCGTTGTGACGAAGGATCTCGTCCTTGGTATGCACACGCCTCCCCGCCTTGCGGAGTTGTCGCTGTGCGATACCCTCGATGGCACCCAGACCGGGAGTGAGCCTCGCAGCGGATGCGATGATGTTCGAGGGAGCCTTCACGAAGGGCAGGATCATGTCCAAGACACCGTACATGTACGGGTTGTCTTTCTGGACAGTCTGCTTCAACTTCGAGATACGCTCACCGAAGCCCACACCGTTCCCTGCTGCGTCCACTGTGGACTGCATGAAGTTCGCGGAGCGTGCGTACTGTGAGGCCTCGTTGAAGATGCGGAGGGTTTCGTCAGTAGCAGCCTCATCGATGTAGGCTTTCCCATCTGCATCGAAGAAGGCCTTGTTGTAGTTGTCAACAAACTCGGGGACATCGGTATGCTTCAACTTGCCCGATGCAACGAGTTCCTTAGCCTTGGCCTTCCCCTGATTGCGGAGGTACGCGAGGAAGTTCAACTGACTGTAGAACTCTTCAGCACCCATGTTGAGCATGAAGGGAAGACGGACACCTTTTCCGGCAACATCCACTGCCTTGCCAACCTTGCCCTCGATACCGAAGGCCTTGCCCGTGATGGCTTTGTTGTCCAGTTCCATAGCAGTGCGTCCGAAGGTAGCACCCGTCTCCTCAGAGAAGGCCTTGCCCAGACCACCGAAGCCAGAGGCTCCACCGTCTACGCCTGTGGCCCTGACCATGTCACCGAAGGCACCGAAGATATCGATGTACAGTGAAAGGGAGTTCATAGCCTCTTGGGGGTTCAGTTCAGCGAAGGATCCGATAGCCCTGAACAGAGGATGAGTCAGCGTACTCCAAGCACCCGACACCACATTGATCCCGAAGGTGGGGATACCTGAAAGCAGTGCAGCCTTGCGGAACTCCAAGATCGCCTTGATCGTCGAGTCGCCCCGAGGGGCCACACGCTTCACAAGACGGGCTGTCTGTCCAGTCTGGCCTGCACGGTCTTCGTGGATGAGTTGCTCAACGAGTTCCTCACGGTAATCCTGAATAGCCTTGTCAAAGGCCGGATCATCGCTGGCTCCTCGAACAGCCTGAAGTGCCTGGATCGTTGCGTCTGCGTTCGGGTTCTCCCTGATGTTGCGGAGTTTGTTGAGGAGGTCATCAGCCTGCTGCACCTCGGGAGGAGCATTACGCAGGTCGCTCAGGCCTCGGCCCAACTTCCGCTGCATCTCGCCCCACAGGGTAGTCAGATCCATCGCCTGCTTCATCGCAGCGTGATAGCCCTTCATGTCACCCTTGAGTTTGAGTTCAACAGCCATGTTGTAGTAGGTCTTCGCTAGACCCTTCATGACGAGAACAGCAGGGCCGAAGTCGTCGCCTTGGATGAGCATGGTATCAGTGACCCCAGAGAGTTGCTCTGGGCTCTTCGCCAAGGACTCAGCACGCTGGGCCGACTCTTCGAGAGATCGCGGGCCACCGAAGGCTCTCTCCCGCTGATTGTACATCAGAGGTTCGAGGTGACGGATGAGTGCCTCAGCCTGGGTATCAGCGTCGAGGGTGTCGTAGTTGATGAAGGTTCTTGCCACATCGCCGACAGCCTCGTCTAGGGTAGCACCCTCACTGATGGCTTCATCCACACGCTTGACCAACTCCTCGGGAGGAGCGACATATCGCTGTACAGGGGAGACACGGGAATCTTTCCCTGCGGAGGAGGGAGTCACTTTGTCGGCTTCCTTGGTGAACTTTACCGAGCCGTCATCGAGAGTCTCTTTCTTCCATCCTTTATTGAGGAGGTCTTCGGAAAGAACCTTAAACCTTCTAGTAGATACGAGGTCACCCGTTGCGTCCTTCTTGATAGTGAAGGACTTCACAGCGTCAACCATGTCTTTCTGTTTGTTGTTCTTGGCAACGACTTCGGCCTGTCCGCTATCGTAGAGATACTCCCACGCAGGCTTAGATGTGTCGATTCGACCCTTGACCTTACTAGCGTCCAACTCGAAAATGACACCTTTGTTGGTTCCTTGGCCTAGAGCCAAGTCCTCGGTAAGGGAGAAGAAGAACTCCCGAGGAGCCGCATCGTTGATTCCTCCAGGTATGAAATACAGCCCGTCTTCAAGCGATGTCTCTCGGTAGATAGTCTCGCTAAAAGCGTTAAGGGGCCGCACCCTTCCGAAATCAGGATCGGAGGGCTCAGGCCTTCGTGGGGGTGGTGAAGCAGCGGGGGCTGCCTCTTCTACGCTCCCTACAGAAGAGAGAGTTTCCTTCTCTTGGGCAGCCTGCTGCTTGATGGTCTCGAACTCTTGCTTGGTCGCCTGGATCGCTGCCTCGTCGCCAGACTCCACAGCCTTGAGATGCTTGCGGAGAACCTTGGAGGAGCGAAGAACGCCGTCAATGGCTGACCCGAAGGCCAGACCATCGAGCATGTTCTTGAAGCGTCCCTCGACCCATGAATCATCCTCATCGTTTGCGAGGAAGCGGATGAGCCCGTTGTTCAGGATGTCGATCTCGTACTGCTCGCCCACGCTCTGGACGACACCAGAGAGGTTGCCCTCATCACCCTTGAAGGCGATGAAGTCAGCAACAGCACTTCCCAAGACAGGCTTGGACACCATGTAGGATGCGACCTTTGCAAAGCGTGTCTGGCTGCTCAGGAAGCGAGTCGCCGATGCAGCCTTGCCAGCCCATCCAGCGATACCAGCACCGGGGATGAACCCAAGGCCAAACTGGGTAGCAGCCGACCCGAACTGTCCGAAGACGGTACGGGGACGGAGCCACTCAGGGAGAGCCTCGTCTTCGAGGGCCGCATCGTTGAACCCTTCCCAAGGCGTGAACGCCTCGATGCCAGTATCAACGATGTCTGCAATGCTTTGTCCGAACCGGGCCGCTCCATATCCCGGTGCCCGGAGCAAGTCCAGGGCGGTATCGGTGAGGAGGTTCCCAGACGAAAGATCAACTGCTTCGGGAGCAGCATTAAGGTCTGAGTCTGTGATGAGCATTAGTTATCTTCCTGTGGGAGTCGTGATGGGTTCTGTCCAGCACCTGTGCCAGCGAAGGCAGTGGCGAAGTTTCTCGACTGTTCGATTCGGGCTGCCTGCTCTGCGGCTTCTCGTTCAGTTTGAACAGCACCGGAGATGAGGGACTTGATCAACTCGTTGTTGAGGACTGCCTCCACCCACGCAGGCCCAAGCAGGGCTTCATGCGAGCGGATGAGGGCTTCGAGTTCTTCCCCGTTTCGGACACCCATGGTGCGGGCATCAGTGAGGAACTTCTTGGTTCGGAACACGGGACGGTTGGGATCGCCCTCGAAGAAGGCATCCTCTTCGCTGACGATGTAGATGGGCTCACCGACATCGACCTCATCGAGGCCCAAATAGGCAGTAATCTTCCCATCCGTGAATCGGAGGTTTGATACATCGTCGGCAACAAGACCGACCCCGGTGGGGATCATCGTGCTGCGTGCCTGACCAACAGCCCTGGACTTCTCAGCCTCTGCGATAGGTTTGAGCCCGTAGTCTTTGAGGACTGTCTCAGTCAGAGCGTTCATCTGCATTCTGTAGAAGAGACCGCTCTGATCAGGGTTCTCTGCGTACATATCGCGGAAGCGTCCACGCACTTCGTTGATGACTTGGAGAGCCTGCTGCTCACCCTCGGGGGACAGCCGACGCTGACCTGTGATGGGGT